TACTGCTCACCGAATGGATTTACTTTCGTGGCGCATAGCACCATAGCTAAGCTGAGAGGGTGTAGCAATGCAAATGTATCAAGGGGCTTAAAGAAACTAGAAAAGCTAGGATACTTTGAGCAAGTTAGAAAAGGTTACACATCGATGCGCGGATCTTTAAAGCGTGTCATATATGATGAGTTGCTGGATCTAAAAGAGCAAGAAGCAAGAAGTAATATATCAATTGAATCATTAATAGATAAGGATCAAGAGAACATGGCAAGAGCTAAGAAAGTATATCAAAGCAAGGTAGTGAACAAAGCAACAAGTAACAACAAGAGTGATGGGGATACAGTAATTAATTTTGATGATGGGTTACTAGCTGTAAGTCACTGTGTAAAGACTGATGCTGATTTGCTGAAGCTTGAAACCCTTATATCTAATGGTATAACTAAGGATGAATTGATCAAAGCATTTGTCTGTTGATAAGATGTTATTAAGCTGTTTATAAGTCTGTTGATAAGCTATGGATAAGCTGTTGATACGCTGTGGATAAGTGACCCTTTGCCCCCCCTACCCCGCCGCCTCGTCCTTGGGTACCTGAAGCAATTTTTCGCTAGTTTTTTGGAACTGAATACAGATTAACTGGCGGAAATCTTATTGGATGCCAGACTATCTTTTTGGTGATTGGTATTTGTGTTGGAAGTTTGTTTGTCATACTTAGAGTGTATAGAACCTAACCCGAATAAAAAAGTATTTTATTTGGAAAACACCCTAAGGTGGCTACTCTCGTTTATCTAATTTATTCTCTCTAGGAGAACCCACAGCTCACGGCCCCGATTAGTATGTCATCTTGCTGACCTTTAAAGGAGTACCCTGCGGTTCAATATGTTTATCTGCATCTGTCGTAGCTACATTTGCAAGGGCTGGGTAATGGCCCCGTATTTCTTATTATACACAACTCTTGCATCATTGCAATAACTTATGATAGACTGCGTTATACGTTAGATATAAGGATAATATCGTGTTAGACATTATTGCAACAATCTTTCTATGCTTTGGTTGCTTTGCAGCTGGACTTGTTTTGCAGCCAGTAATCGTTGCTTACATTACTAAGCCAGTAGAAGATGATTTGGAAGGTGAGGACTATGGCTGTTGAGAAACATAAGGGGTTCTTAGTTAGACTTACCCCAAAGACTAGAGCATTGTTAGACGCTGCACATGAAGACAAAGAGATGCCAAGGGCGCATATTATTAACCAGGCATTGAAAGTTTATCTTAAAGAATATAATAACGTTGACCTAAATGCTAGAATTGACGCTCTTAACTTATGATATTGACTTTACCTTATCCACCATCCGTGAATACATACTGGAGGGCAAATGGCAAACGACGCTTTATTTCAAAAGCTGGTATGGAGTTTAAACAGGCTGTGCAGGACTATGTTATTGACAATGCAGTTCCTAAACTTGGCACTGCTAGGCTTAGCGTGGATATTGTATTATGCCCTCGTAGCCGTCGTATTTGCGATATTGATAACGTTCTTAAAAGCATTTTGGATTCCCTTATGGATGCTGGAGTTTATGAAGACGATTCTCAAGTAGATGACCTGCATATAGTCCGTGGCCAACCAGTAAAAGGTGGTGCTGCAATTGTAGTAATAGAGGAAATAGATGGCTGATCAAGAAGACACAAGAAAGATTAAACGAATACCGTCACTTAAAAACTACGGTGGCGTTCGTACTATACAGAAGACATTAGAACGTTCTGCAACACTAGAAGCAAACCGTGAAGCTGTGTCATATGCGTTACTGACCATGGCTAACACTAATCTTACAGACATTATGAGCTGGGATGAGGCTGGTAATATCAAAGTTAAAGCGTCAAAAGACATTCCTGAACACGCATTACAGGCCATTAAGAGCATTAAATCCAACACAAGGTACGACAAAGAAGGTAATGCAACAACTACATTAGATATTGAGTTGTTTGACAAGATTGGCGTACTACGTTTACTAGCTAAAGCGTCTGGTTTGCTAGACCAAAAGCCAGAAACAGACAAGCCATCAGTAATTGGTGTCAATATTGTAGCACCAGATCCAATAGACGTAGAGGTAGAAGATGGCGAAAACTAAAGAACGCAGCACCAAAGAGCTGTCTTTTGATGGATTAAACTTAAACTTTAGTAAATCACCAGAGGTTTACAAGTTTTTACAGAATGATGACTTTGTGCAAGGGTTAATGGGGCCTGTAGGTAGTGGTAAATCCTATGCTTGTTGCGCTAAAATCTTTATCAAAGCCTTACAGCAGACGCCATCCCCTGTGGATAACGTTAGATACTCTAGGTTTGCAGTAGTTCGTAACAGCTATCCTATGCTAAAGACAACAACTATTAAGACATGGTTAGATTTGTTTCCTGAAGCTACGTTTGGCCCTATGTTATGGACACCGCCTATCACACATCACATACGTTTACCAGCAAAAGGTGAAGCTGCTGGCGTTGATTGCGAGGTTATATTCCTTGCGCTTGATCAACCTAAAGACGTTCGTAAGCTATTGTCACTAGAACTAACTGGTGCTTGGGTTAATGAGGCGCGAGAGTTACCTAAAGCTGTGATTGACGGACTTACTCACAGGGTTGGTCGTTATCCTACTAAGCGTGATGGTGGAGCCAAGTGGCATGGCGTATTCATGGACACAAACCCTATGGATGATGACCATTGGTGGCATAGAGTAGCTGAGAAAGAGAAGGTTACTGGCAACTACGCATGGACATTCTTTAATCAACCTGGTGGCGTTATTGAAGTTGACCCTGGTAATTTACCTGATAACCCTGAAGCTAATGATCATATTTTTGCATCTGGTCGTTGGTGGAAGATTAATCCTAGAGCAGAGAACCTAAACAACTTACCTGCTGGCTACTATCCACAGATGCTTGGTGGTAAGAACTTAGACTGGATTCGTTGTTATGCAGAAGGTAAATATACCTATGTTCAAGAGGGCCGACCTGTGTGGCCAGAATATGACGACAACCTTATGTGTGCTGACGTTGAATATGACGAGTCAGTCCCACTACAAATCGGTGTTGACTTTGGTTTGACACCTGCAGCTGTAATTGGCCAACGCCTTCCTAATAACAGATGGGTAATTTTGCATGAGATTGTAACTGAGGATATGGGTCTTGAACGATTCGGTCAACAGTTGCTTGCAGAACTTAATGCTAAATACAGCAAAGCACAGATTATGATGTGGGGCGATCCTGCTGGTATGCAACGTGATGCAATCTATGAGGTTACAGCATTTGACTATTTAAGAACACTAGGACTTCGTGCGCAACCTACACACTCTAATGACTTCAAGGTACGACGTGAAGGTGCTGCCGCACCTATGCAACGACTGATTGATGGAAAACCTGGTCTTATTGTAAACAGAACTTGCAAGATGCTGCGTAAATCTCTTGCTGGTGGCTACCATTTTAAACGTGTATCTGTTGGTGCAGGACAAGAACGCTTTAGAGATGCGCCAAACAAAAATGAACACTCTCACGTTGGCGATGCTTTTGGGTATTTGATGCTAGGTGGTGGTGAACACAAGCGACTAACTCGTAATCCTTTGTCCGCTAGCAAGCCAATCTTTGCTAGGACTGTAATGACTGACTTTGATGTATTCAATACTTGATACTATTCACGACCACCTTCCTAAAGTGGAAGGCGTTACATTCTCTAGGTTTTACATTGAGGATGCTTTTAATATAGATGGCGGGGAGTTTTCTGGCCTATCTACACAAAAGATGATTGGCGTTAAGAATATGCTAGAGGCTCAAGCTAGTCATGGATTTGCTGTCACCTGTTTTCTGCATGATGAACCTGTTGCCGTATTTGGTTGCTGCAAGCTGTGGGATGGGGTTGGTGAGATGTGGTCAGTCATTGGAGATACTGCTAGACGTAAGCCAATTGCAACAACTAAGATAGGAATTGCATTTACTGATATCTGTAAGCTATCTATGGACTTGCATAGATTGCAAATAACTGTTAAAACTACAGACTTGCGAGCTATGCGGTGGGCTAGAGCTATCGGATTTATATCTGAGTGTACTATGAAGCAGTATAGTATGGACAAACAAGATTATGATTTAATGGTTAGGAGATAGTAATGGGTGGATTAGTTGGTGGTCAAAAGGCTGATACAAGCGCAGCAAGAGCGCAGATGGAACAGCAAAGAATTGAGAATGAAAAGTTGCGCGAACAAGCTCAAGCAGAAAAGCGCGATATGGCACAACAAGAGGCTGCTCGTAAAATGGCCAGAACTCGTGGAGGCAATCGTATGTTGTTAGCAGAAAATCGTTTAAATCCTGAGGCTGGTGTTGATGAAACCCTAGGGGCTTAATCATGGCTGTTGACAAAAAGGCTGAAGAAAGAAGTCTTGATCTTACAGAGGCAATTAACACAAACTTAATTTCTAAGTTTAGCGATCCTAGTGCAGCACTAATGGGTGGATTGGGTCGTGTTGGAAGACTTGATTACTTTAAACAAAAAGGTGCTGGAGAAGGTGTATTTA